TACGGGATGTTTGATCCGATGATGACGGATCCGTCCGCGGCGTCAGCGCGCGTAGATGGCTTGCTCATCCTGTTAGACCAAACAAGAATTTGCTCTTTGCCGGCCTTGGCTTTTTTAGTGACGGTGCCTGCGGTGAGCGCGGCCCACGGCTCGCCCGTAGCAGGGTCTCTCTTGCCCGAGCGAAAGGTGTCGCTTTGAAACTTGACCAAATCTTCAATGACCACTTGCAGCACGGGCGATAAGTTCCGTACCCGAGTCTTGATGCCCTCAAGTTTTTCAACAACTTTTTGGATGCCGGCTACGTCGACCTTCACAACTAGTACCCCTGCAATTTCAGGCGCGAGAAAATTTGCACTCGCCCACCGTTGCCGGTCGTGCTTGTTTGGTCGGACCATTGCAGGCCACCTACCGCGTCTGCCGCATCAGGTGACATCGAAAGCGGAAGATTGCCGTTAATCAGATCGGTGCGCATGTCGACGATGTACTGCCATTGCGACGGGACGAGCAGGCCTTTGCGCCCGTAGGCCATCGCGATGATTTGTCCGAGCGTACATAGCTTGACGAGATCGTCAGTCGTTGTTGCTCCGAGCGTATACCCAGCATTCTTAGCCGCGGATTGAATGACGGCGGATGCCTTCTCATTGAGCGAAGTAAAGTACGTAACAGAGTAACCCGCTACGGTGTTGTCATCTGAAAAGAGCGCTTGCCGCTCGTTAGCACCGATAAGCGCGTCGACGTCCGAAGTTGCTAGATACGCGCTCACAGAAGCCTCCTAATCAACCGATCACATCACTTAGTAGCCGTCGTAGATTTAGCTGCCAAAAGCTTTGTCGCGAGCGCCAGAAGCTGGTCCATGTTGCCGCTGTTCGCCTTCGCAATCGCTGCTGCCATCGTCTCGATGCTCGCAGCGTTAGCCGCTTCTTCGAGCGTCACAGGCGCGGGGAGCTCTTCGAGCACTTCGCAGGACTCAAGAGGCAAGATGCCTCGCCCCGTCATCTCTCGGAATTCCGCCTCGGGGTTAGACTCCGTATACTTGTACGCGAGCGACGCAAACGACTCGGAGCCGTTATACAGCTTGGAATCCCAGAGCGATTCGTCCGGGACCTCGCCGCGAAAATGCCCTTGCATGAAAGCGAGTTGCTTGCGTCGAAAGGTCTCGTGTGCGCGAGCGAGACCCACGAGGTCTGTCTCTACCAGCGCTTGAACTCGTTTCAAATCAGAGGTGTAGATCAAGACCTCGTGCGTCCCGTGCTTCACGGTGTTGCTATCAACACCGTTGATCTGCGCACGTGGGATATTCGTGCATATTGGCTTCACCTTCACTCGGATGCGAACCAAAGGCTCCCTGCGCACCGGATCTCGCTTGAGACCCGATGGCAAGTGAAAGTTGCTCGTGCTGTCTACGTTGAACTGACTCATCTTGGATTACTCCCCTTCTTTCAAAAACGATTTAGAACTACGCGGATACCGATCCGTATGAGCACTGGTACGCTGCTGGCACTGGCGACAAGTCGGCTTCCATCGACCATAGATACTCGTCGAGGAAGAAGCGCTGATGGCTGTTCATGTCAGTCATTGAGATCAACTCGGGCTTGCGGAATTCAGCAAGGAAGTAAGGACGAAGACCTGGTTTACCCAGATCCATCGCGAACCACTCTGCTCCGCGAATCCGCGGACTGATGATGACGTTGATCGATTGCCCAAGGTAGTTCTCATACTGCCCGGCCGCTACCACCGACGACGTGGCGTTTTCAACACCAGCGTTGCTGACCGCGACAAGACGTGTGGGTCCAGCGATTTCCATCGCAACTCGTCGAGAGTCAGGACCACATATAAGATGCGTAGGGTACATACCAAGAGGCTCGCCAGACTCGTCTGTACACTCCTCCATCGTGTTAACCGCGGTCTTCCACTCTGCATGAGAGAGTCCGGACGTAGTGAGGTTGTCATACGTAGTGCCGTTCACGTTAGGATGTGAGTTTGCGAGCAGGGCTTGCCCGTCGTATCCCGTGATCGCGTTGGCCAAGAGCGCCGAATACATAATATCGTCTGGCATACGTGATACGCGCGCGCCAAAGTCAGCGATGCGCTGGCCTACTGCGCCGGACTTATCACCATCGAGCGTTGCGCGAGAGAGTGATAGCGTCGCTTCCCAGCGACGGCGGGATACAGACTTTTTATAAGCACGCAAACTCTTTGATTGCTTGCTGCCAAGCCATTCGCGGACGCGCGGGACTCCGTCAACAACAACGAGTTCGAGCGAGTTGCCCTCGCAAGGAATGGTTTGTGTCCATTCCTGGAAAGAGCCCGGAAGGCCCTGCGAGAAGATGCGTCCAATGGTTTCGTTTACAGTCGCGTTTGCGACCGCTAGATTGCTTTCGAGAGTGATGCCAGCCATTTCGTTTATTCCTTTCAGTCAGTCAAAATGACTAGATTTGCGCTTCGGTAAATTTGCGGACAGCTACCCAGCACTCAGAAGTGCTAACCCACTGAACCATCTCGCCGACTAGCACGCGAACGGCTGCCGTTCCCGCTGCAGACGCTGTAGTCACATCGTTGTCAGTGCTGACAGCGCAGTTGCTGCCTGTGTACGCTTTCGTGAGTCCGGTGGCTGGGTCGAACAAGTATTCCGCGCCCCACTCAACTTCTACGACCGCTCCGCTTTGCGCGGTTTCAAGCGCGACGCCAAGGATCTTGCGCGCCGTTGTAGCGGACGCTGCTACAGCGCGGCCGGTCGTTGTGCTGATTGCTACTAGCGCGCCTTGGTAGACGATCGCTGCTGTGCCAGTCGTGTAGCTGCCCCGTTGCGCCACGTTGCCGTTGCGGCGGATTCGCGCGAACGCTGTCGTTGCTCCTAATGCTGCCATGTTTTAATTGCTCCTTTCAAAAAACAAGACCGCATTTATGCGCGGCCATTCGCGGCGCCGTTGCGGCGTCGCTTGAGATCCTTAACTGCGATTGCTTTGCATTCAACAGGGTCCTTGAACCCGGCAGCGCGAAGCGTTTGCATGTACAGCTTGATCTCCTCTTCATCGCCGGCCGCTGTAAACGCTACAGGTTCGGTCATCGTGCGCGATGCAAGCATCGCGGTAGGGACGTGAGGGACCAACGTGCTGATGAGATCATCGAATTGTGCTGGCGCCGTCGCTGCGAGCGAGACCCATTTTGCAGCGTCGGTGTCTGCAATGCGGCCCATCTCGACAGCGAGCTTGACGCGACCCTCTGCCTCACTCTTGCGACTCGCCGCAAGCTTGGCTGTCTTTTCGGATTCAAGAGCTTCAAGGCGCGCAGTGAGTGTCTTAACCGTGCCCTCTAGCAGCGAGTAACGAGCGGGCGAATTCTTGTCATCGATGTCATCGATCTGAGTTCCGCTGTCAGATTGCTTGCCGGAGAGGCCATCGGAGTTTTCTTCGATGAAGGCTACGACGCCAGCGGCGTCTTTGCCCGTGATCTCGATAAGCTTAGCGAGGAGCGACTGCGCTGCTGCGCTGTCATCGGCAGGCGCGGCAGGCGCGGCAGGCGCCTCTTGGGAAATGCCGGGTGCGTCCGCACCCAACGCAAGTGACGTTGACTCCGTTGCCGGCGCTTTGTCTTTTGGGGCTTCTTGCGCTGACTTCAGCTTCAGCGCATGACCGAGGATTTCTAGCGCCCGCTCCGGGCTTGCGTCCGGATCAAGGCCAAGAGCTTTGAACACTGCTTTAATGTCGATGTCTCCCATTGATAGACTCCTTCGCGATAACGCGATCGGTTTTTGACCGTCGATAAACGGCCTGTTAGTAAGAGCGACTTCGATCAGTTCGGCACCAACCGGCTCGCCCGATACTCGGTCGGTAGAGTCAAAGACGACTACGACTGATGTAAACTTGTATTCGCCGTCACGGCACATCTGCGCAGCGCGCGAGGTGAACTCGCACAACCCCCATAGACCGCCGTCGCGATGCTCTAGCTCGTGGACCCATCCCGCTGCTGGCTTTGGTTGCCCGTCGTCATAACGAGGATGCTCATACGTCAGAGGGATCGGATTCTTCTGTGAGTTGAAGTTCGCAATCAACTCTTCGCTGGTCGAGCGGTCGAATGTGAATGACCCAGCGTGGTGCCCCTCATACGTTCCATCTACTGTTAGGTGGACCCAGGTGTTGGCTGAGTCCTTAGCGACAAGCGGAAGCATCGATCGAAATGCGACCGAGCGTTGCGAGCGGTGAGGAAGGAACATTACGGCTTCGAGCATGTGCCTCTCGTCGTTGCATAACGCCTTCCCCGCGCTTAGCTGTCTGTTGGTGGCCCGTCGAACCCGGGATCGGGTTTCGCGTCCTTCGGTATTGTCTCAGTAAGTCTTCCAGGTATCAAGTCCGAAGCGTCGAGCGTTACTATCTGGCAGCGGCAGTTGTAGCCGTTGGGCGGAGCGATCAGCTTCCACGCTGGGTCGGCGGTGCGAAACTGTAGACCGTCTAGTTTACGGTGCGCCGGGCGAACGCTGCTATCCAGAGCTGTCCGGTATTCAACGTAGGGACGCGCTGCTACCACGGCTGGTGATGTTATCTGTCGATAGCGCCCCGCTCCATATGCTGACTGAGTCTGCGTGCGGAACACCGTCTCAAGATAGCTATGAGATATCGGCTCAATGCCTAGCCCTGCCTGGCCGCCTTGCACCGCTCGTACGAAGCCTTTAACCGAGCCTCCTTCGGACAGCACCCTGTCGAGCTGTTCCTTGGCGCGTTGCGCGAGGTACTGACGCATAAGCTCGGTGTTCTTTTTGCCGTCGCGGACGTAAGCGCGCAAGATGAAGTCCGTCGCTTCGGTGTCTTCTGGGAATCGTTGCTTGAACCACGCGACCGCTTCATCGAATGGCAGTTCAAGGAACGTCATCTCGTCCTCGATCCCAAGCTTTCTCTCGGGAAGAGGCACCTCTATCATTCTGACGAAAAGTTGACCCGCGAGGTTTTGCTTCACCGCGTTGCGAAACATGATCGCAATCATTTCGGGCGGCGACTCGCGCGCTGCCCAATCCTGAAGACTGCCGCCCTCCTCAATGACCGCTGCGATCTCGTAGAGCGTCTGCTCAAGCGTAGCTACTGCTTCATACGTCGCACGGAGACTCGCCTCGCGGGGACGCCCGACTTGCCTAACAGCGCGGTTTCGAGCGGTGTCATCTTTAAGCCCGAAGAGGTCTGCAAGGTCGCCTTCCTCATAGCAGAACGCGCTCTCACTGTAGTCGGCGCCGGTTGTGTATGAACTGCTAGAGATAAAGGGGGCGTCGCATCCCCTCCCGCGGACGATTGCGCAGACTGCATAGCGGGCTTCGCCACCTCGTCCCCGCCCCTCTGCGCCCCCCATGGCTCTAGCCCACGCGACACACGCATCTCGTCGATCGTGACTGCTCCAGCGTCGACTAGTAGCTGATCGATATTCGCAGGATCGTCCTGCAACAGAACGAAGGAGAACTTAGGAGTAGGAAGCACCACTCCACCAGATAGATGCGTGTTGAACCGCAAGAACGGCGTGAGCCAATCGCGCTCCACTGTACCTGCTAGTCGCTTAGCGTCGGAGTGCGAGCGCGGCAGCATCGTCAACTCTGCCTGCGACGCTGCCGCGGCATGACTGCCTACTGCGCCAATATCCGTGTTGAGCGTGCTGCCGAGCAAGCCTTTTGTAATCTCGTTATTGAGCGAGTCGATCGCGGTCTGCCACGTGTCACCGATAGACTTGCTGATTTCCGCTACTTTGATTCCGCTGCCGACTTCGAACACCGCGACCTGGTCTGCGCTCATTTGCTGCAAGTTAGCAAGCAATGCGTCGCGCACCTCGGCAGGCGAGTTGGCTGGGACCTCCCCGTACAAAAACGGGTTAGCGAATTTCTCTAAGCCCTGGATCTCGAACTTGCGAAACCAGCGCTTGAACAACCAATCCCACACGATCGCCAATAGCTCGCCCGAAACGTTGGGCGCGTCTGATAGCGGACGAGGCATGTGAACAATGAACTTGCCCGGGCATGCCTGGGTGCGCACATAGCTTCCGTCCGAAGCCGTGCGCACAGCCAGCGTCCAGTCAGGTTCGAACCGGCATTCGCGGGGATGAATCCAAACCGGTGTTGAGTACCATCCACCACCAACACGTTCCCAGTCGTGTTCAAGCACTGCGTAACCGAGTCCGGTAGCATGCATCAAATCAGCGAAGATGCGCTCTGACTCTTCGCATCGATCCATCATGGCGCGGCATAGCTCTGCCGCTTGCTCTGATGCGGTATCGCCAGCAATCCGCGGCTGAATGTCGTAGTCCGCTCCAGCGACGGCCGCAATGCGCGTCATGTAGACCGCTCGGACGTGGGCGTCAGTGCGCAAGATGAACGAGCACAAGTCTACCCAATTCATCATGTCGCCCTGCTCGACCTCGCGCAGGATCGAAGTCAGGACGCGAGGGTCCATCTCTCCGTAGCTACGTGCCCACCGCGCAAGCGCGCGTGGCTGAATGACTCTACGAGTTACGTCTGCCATGCACTAAAGTATCACGACTCGTCCAACGCAGGCTCACGCTATGCTACTTATAGATTACCAATAGCCTTTGAGTGACGCGCTAGTGCGCGGATTGCCCGTCAGCACGGCACCCGTTGCCAGCGTTGAGAGCGCGGAAAAAGCAGAAGAGAGCGCGTCAACCATGTCGTCGTGATAGTCATTCACACCCGTAAAATCCGCGACCTCGCGTAAGAACGGCTCTACCCACGACGCGTAGCGCGGCACCAGCACTTTGCCAGATGCCCACGCCGCGGCCACTGGCTGCGCGCGCTGGAACTTATCCGTCGTTGCGGGCTCTACGGTCAGCGGCAAGCCCGAGCGTATGAGAAAGTCGCCAGCGCCCTTCTCACTGCCCGCTGCGTGCCAGACCATCCTGCTGCCCGGGTAGCGGCTGGCGTGAGCTTTTAGTGATAGTCCGAACTCGGGCGCCGAGACTTGTTTCCGTAGCACGTCCAAGACGTAGTAGATGCCGTCCGCTTCTGCGAGCACAAGAGACACGGAGTGATCGGACTTGGCTTGCGTCTTGGCAGAGTAGGCGAGGTCGATGCCGATAGCTGAGCGATAGCGAGAAGGGCCGACGTCATAGTAATGCACACCTTCAAACACGTGCCCCCCACGAGGACGAGGCTGCCCCTGGTAAAGCGCCGAAAACCCATACTCACCCATCTCCTGCTTTTGTTGATGCAAAAACTCAATGCCGCGCTGCTCAGGCCATAGAGCTTTTTCGTTGCCGTCAGCGTCATAGCTTATAGCAGGGAGATTGACGTACTCCCAACCCGGCTCTCGCGATAGCGTGCCGATCAAGTCGTCGGGGTGCCATCGTGTGTGGACCACAACGATCGACGTGTCGTCGTGCGCGCGAGCGATTACGTTCATGCGGAACGCCTCAAGCAGCGTCTCGCGCTCTTTGTACGACTGCGCTTCTTTCGGAGACTTGATCGGATCGTCTACGACAATGCGCTTGCCAGGCTTACCGGCAATCGTGCCGTCTACACCGGTAGCTGTCATCGTGCCCCCGTGCGTCATGTTCCACTCGCAGACTGCCCGCGAGTCTGAGGCGAACGGGACGCCTGCGCTAATCGCAAGACGCTTAGCTTTGCGCATTTGGAAGAACGCGATCTCGGCAGAGTATGTGAGATACATAGCCGATGTGGGCGCGAGCATATTACGAGCGAGCCAGTGAAAACATATCGTGCTCTTGCCGTGCTGGGGGGGCGTAGACACGAGCAAGCGGACACGTTCTCTGTCCGCACGCTCTAGAGCGTCGATAAGCGGACGCATATGCTCAACGGACTTTATATCGGGCGAGACTCGGTAGATGAACTGGTCAAGCGGTTCAGTGTTCTGTGCTTTCGGCGCCTGCGTCTTCATCGCAGTTTTCCATAAGGATTTGCGCAACTCGTTCGTATGTCGTCTCATCAATTCCCTGACGGATCCTCGAGAGGAGGTCGGTTGCGAGCTTTTGTCGTTCTTCATATGTGATACCGATCTTCTGTCCGTATCGTTCTGGCCTCATCCGCTCGAGGCGCCACGCCATAGCGCGCCAATCTCCATCGCGCGCTGCTCTGTTGATTACCGACAAAGCTAGCACCTCACAGTCGCCCTCTGCTTTGCGATAGGCCTCCCAGAAGTCTCGGTAGATTCCCTTCTCTTCCGTCTGCCCACGCGCGCGCCACTTCCAAACAGTAGCGTCGTTGACTCCGCACGACCACGAAGCGCACTCTTGAGTGACCCCCTCGCAAATGAGCGCACAGAACTTTTCTACTAGTCCGGGTGTCAGTAGCTTGGAATGTTTGCGCGGCATGTCATCTATTCTACTTTACTTCCTGTTTCCCTAACAACCGCCGAGCCTGCTTTGCCCCTGCGCGCAAGAACTCGTACGGCGCAAATAGCTTAGCAGTGCGCGAAGCCGCTGGGTCCCTCCGTACGCGCATCATGTCCGGAGCTACTAGTGTGCTGATAATCGGCAGCCCATGGATCGCAGCGTCTGCCGGGAACGCCCCGCCGTCCAAGAAATGCGCTGCTAGGTCTTCCGCTAAGTCACATTCCCGGAGGATTGCTTCGCGCGTGATGCGCGGGTGTGTCGGCCACGACGGGGAGTCGATCGTGCCACTTCCGGTCGTTTGGCAAAAAGCGGACAACTCACTGTCATCGCCCAGTAGCCTCCTGAAGCTTTTGGACATCGTACTGATAGACGCGCGGGAGGCGCGCTCGCGAATCCACTCTGCTTGAGAGAGCATCTCGGGAACCGTGTCCATGCCGTTGACGATCAGCCGCGGTCGATCAAGCGGGATTCTAGGTATGCCGTGCGCGTCGTGCATAGCGTCCCGCTTGTCGTTCTTTTGAAAAATAAGACGGCTTCCTTTTCTTTTGACGCCCATGCCGCCCCATGGCGTTCCACGCTCGTATGCCAGACCCTTACCGCGCGGATAGCATGAGTCCACACCTACCAGCGTGATAGCGTCAGCACCGCACTCAAGCGCGATCTCGATACCTGCCGTAATCGCGCTACACCCTGTATCGAGCGGACGTAGGCCTGCGTCTGTGATGTACTTCGACGAATACGGCGAGGCGTCGGTGAACCATCGCGCGCGCTTGCCTGCAGCTTTAAAGGCGCGGGGGTGCGAAGTCCAGTCAAGCGCAACGGGACCGCTGTATCCCGCCAGCTGCTCGCTTGTATCCATCGACTCCATACTTACAACCATGTCCGCCGGCAATCCGTATTGCTCGCACAACCGCCAAGTCCCGTTAACTGCAATGACGACGGGATTCCAGACGGTCTTAGCGAGTACCTTCAGCCCCTCGGCTGCAGTCGGTCCCGCGCCTACGACGATGACGCCGCCCCTGATCGACGTCGTTGTGATATGCGGGAGGTTGGCGAGTCGGCGATGGTTGACGAGCGCGTTGCGCAGCATGAGCCCTGCGCGGACCATCGTAGTATCAGTGCCCACTCTCTTGAGTAGCTCTGCGTGATCGGATCTGATTGTCATAGCCCCGCGCCCCTCTTAACTCCTGCAGTGTAGAGCTGCCCAAGCGCGAACGCGGTTAGGCGCCTCTGCAGTCGCACACCGCCGTGATGACCGCGCAGCACTCTGTCAGTCTCAGGTGGGAGATCGTTATCCGCATCGTATGACTTAGCCATTTCTGAAATCGCGGTAAGCAGGAAAGCCGCCGTGCTTGTTGCGATTGAGAGCTCGTTGCGGAGGTATGTGATTACGGCTTCAGGGAGGGCGCTGGTATCGTGTCCGCTCGCTGCATCCACCTTGCCGCTCTCGCATACACTGAGTTTCGGCGCATGAGTTCCCGCAACATCCAAAACCGCGCGACTTCGAGATCGTCCATCGTGTCTACGTCCACGCTTGCCCACGGTGGCATGTCTATCAGCACGGTCTTGCCCGAGAGCCTGTTTTTTGACTTTTCCCATGCGCTCCTTGTCGTGCCGTAAATAGCACCGTTTTCTCTGTACAGCGTCGAGAGGTCTTGCGTGCGTGGGCGCACTTTGTAAAGCGGCTGTCCGTCTGCGTCGTCGTTTGTAGTCCACAAGAAAAACGCGCCTGGGTCGGGCACCACGCTAACGACTGAGTCACACGAGTTTGACTCGAGAGCGATTACAGCATCGCGTATATGAGACTCGTTGCGAAGCGGTGAGGTTGGTTGTAAGAGCATGAGCGCGTCGTAGCTACAGCCAGCTAGCATGTCTTCGATGACTGGCTCGATAGCAGCCTCGTCAGTCGCAAGGTGCGCGGGGCGGAGGTGCACGAAAGCGCCAGCTCCCTCTGCGATAAGCGCGGTATCTCGGTCGTCTGTAGATACCCACGTCTCTAAGCCTGCATCTAGCGATGCCCAAATCGTCCAGTTAAGCATCGGGACGCCGCACATTTCTGATAGGTTTTTCCCCGACACGCGCTTGCTCCCGCCACGAGCGGGAATGATAGCAACGATTTTCATACTCTTAGCTTTCGCATCGCGTCTTGCTCGCTTGGCATGATGCGCTTGTCTCCATCACCCATCGCGTCATAGACCGCTTGCACATCGCGCACGAGCGTCGCTAGTCCGTGCGGTTCAAGACTTGACGCGTGGTCGGTGCCCTTGCCTGTGCGGTCAAGAGTGTAATGCCTCTCTATGATACGCGCGCCGAGCGCCACTGCTGCAGCGTCTAGTTGGATACCCCGGTGGTGTCCTGATAAGCCATACGTCCTACCAAGCCATCGTTGCCAGCGGCATAGCACGCCCAGGTTGACGTCAGCGTTGTCGCATGGGTATGCGCTCGTGCATTGCAAGATGTATCCGTCTGCAGGGAGCTCGCTGTTTATGATGTCGACGTCTTCGCCGTCGCACATACCAGTGCTCGCAATGATCGGCTTATCGAGCGCGATGGCGACTGACAGCATGTCGAGGTCCGTTGCGCGCGCGCTTGGTATTTTAATCCAGTCGGCGAACTCAGGGAGACTCGCCGTTGATTGCGTGTCCCACGTCGATACTCCGTAGTCCATGCCGAGCCCGTGGGCTATGTCGGCGAGGCTTGCGTGCTGTGACCAATCGAATTCGAGCGCCTGCCTGTGCTCATATTCCGTCGGACCGAACGCGTGAGCGTCAGTGCGTGGACGCGTACGGACGTGCGGCTTCATATTATCGAGCTCGCGCTTCTGCAGTTTGACTGCATCCACTCCGCACCGCGCTGCGATCTCAATCATGCGCTTTGCGCAGTCGAGAGAGCCTCCGTGATTGCCGCCTATCTCCGCGACGACATAGACACCGCGCTTGACTTTGTCAGCCAGTTTCCCCATGGCCTTTAGCGTATCAAAGTCTATGATGTTTCGCGAGCGTGCGGTTGCCGTAACCTCACGAACTCCGTTGCAGTGATTGTGACGAGCCACGGTCGGCGGTCCGCTTTGGTGATGACTAGCAGCTCGCGATTATCGTCTGCGTCCCGCGCGTCTTCGAGAGCTTGCTCGTATGCTGTGCCGGGGTTTGGATTTTTCTGCACCTTAACTTCTATGCGGTAAGGACAGCCTAACGCGTCGATGTCCGCTGCTTCATGTCCGCCCCTGCTCTGCCCGTACGTGCGCTGTAGACCGGGCAGGGCGTCAGCTAGCACAGCGCACGCCTCCCGCTCACCAGCTTTGCCCTTTGTGACTGACCGTCGACTCATTTCGTGAGCTCTCTCCTTAGTTAGTCTGGCAAGGGAAGCGGAACGCGAGCGAGTGCGTCATGCATCGATCGACTCCGTCATCGCATAGCCAAACCTGATCTGAGCTCAAGTCCACATCGCCCACGCCCGAATCAAGAAGTGCGTCGGCCACATCTTCACAGTCCAAGCACTGCACGACTAACTCAGTTGTCATTGACGCTGAGAATACCCCACGCGATGAGAGAGCTCAAACAAGCGACTTGACATTACACGTGTGTGCCCTACGCACACAGAAGGGGAATACACTAATGACTACTCAGAACAACATAGAGCACATAGATCATCAACACGTCGTAGCAGGCTGCCTGTGCGACTCCTGCCAAATTGGACCCATCGCTATGCATCGCAGCGCGCAAGCGCGCAGGCTGGCGCCTGGCGCGCGCGTGACCGTGATCCGTGGGGGGGGGCGCGTGTACCTCGTTAAGCGCGCCCCCGCTAGCTAGCTTAGCAGTCCGCGAAGAGGGACTACCGCGCCAAGCGCCTCGTTAAGCGCGCCCCCGTCCAAGCGCGAAGGGTTTGAGGGTTAGAGGGCACTTTGACCTCGCCGCTGAGCGCCCAGCTTCCCAGCTCCCCAGCACCACACAGCGTATATATATATATATATTTTTATTACTTTTATACCACTTAAGAAGTAATTGTATCCTCCAACCCTCTACTATTAGTATATAGCGCAGCGATTTCACGCGGTTGGGGAGCGGAGGGTCTTTTGCAGACCCACCGCGACCCACCAGCAACGATCTACGTCGCGACTACGCGCCACAGCGTGGCGTTGCCGTACTTAACGCTTTCCACGTATGCGGAATTGCAAATGGTTTTCTTGTGGCGCTTAAGAAAAAAACCAAGCCTGACTGCGCTCGGCGTCTCATTTTCCCTACAGTGGCACGCATCGCGCACAGCTGCGAGCTGGTCCGCAACCGCGCCAGACTCGCCTTGGCTCACTGACCCGTTCGAGTCTCGTCGGGGGAACGCCATGCTGATAATCTGTCCAGCCGACAACGGCTGAGCGCGTGTGTAGTACGCGACAAGGTCAATGACTAAGCTGAGTCGGTCCTTGCT